GTAAAGATAAAGTAGTTAAACCTATTGTTGATAAAGGAAAAGAGATAGTGAATAATGCTGCTAGTAAAATAACATCAGGAGCTAAAGATGCAATAACGAAAGCAGGTAAAGCAGCGTCAACAAAAATTGGTAGATCAATCTTAGGTGGTGCAGCAATTATTGGAGGAGCAGCACTTGCATCAAAAGCACTCAGTAAAAGAAAGGAAAGGAAAGAAAAGGAAAAAATGAAGTCAGAACAAATGTCATTTCAACAGTTTCAAGAGAAGTGTTGGGCAGGTTATGAGAAAAAAGGTATGAAGACAATGTTCGGAAAGAGGTATCCAAACTGCGTTAAGAAGAAAAAATGAGAAACGAACCGTGGAATAATCAACTGGATAATAGAAACTATCTATCTCCAGTTGGTTTTAAATTTGTAATTACAAAAGCACCAAAAGCAGATTTCTTTTCAAACTCAGCAAATATACCAGGAATCAATCTTGGATTTGCAGAGCAACCTACTTACTTAAAAAATATTCCTGTTGCTGGTGATAAACTTGTATATGAGGATTTTAATCTTACATTTTTTGTAGATGAAAATCTAGAAAATTACATGGAAGTTCATAATTGGTTGAAAGGACTTGGTTTTCCTGAAAGTATTCAACAATTTATAGACTTAAAAAGAGGAGATGAATATACACCAGAACCAGGTGCAAAGAGTGCACTTAATGAATACTCCGATGCAACTTTAATCATCTACAATAGCAATTTTAATGAGATATCAAAGGTTCATTTTAAAGATGTATTTCCAGTTTCTTTATCAACTATACAGTTTGATGCAACTGCAGGAGATATCAATTACGTCACGGCCACGGTCACTTTTAAGTATTCTATATACAATATAGAAGTTATGACTTAATTTATGAATCTTGATGAAATTCAAGCATTATGGGATGAAGATTCAAAACTAGACCAAGATGAATTACACGTAGAGTCTACGAAGATTCCATCCTTACATGCCAAATATTATAAAATTTATAATAATTTAACTCTTCTTAAAAAGGTAGAAGAAATTAAATTAAAACAAGCAAAAAAAGAAAAATGGTTATATTATACTGGAAAAGCAGACCCAGAGATATACATAGATAAACCTTTTGATCATAAAGTTATAAGACAAGATATGGATATGTATCTGGGTTCGGATGATGACTTGATTAAAATTCAGAGCAAAATAGATTACTACCAAGTAATGTTAAATTATTTGGATAGTATTCTCAAGAGTATTACTAATCGAACTTATCAAATAAAAAATGCCATTGAGTGGCAAAAGTTTATTCGAGGTTACAGTGACTGACATTATCATCAAAAAGAAAAATGAAGTATATGTGACTGTCAAGGCAGAACCACATATTAATCAGGAACTATCAGATCTTTTTACATTTGATGTGCCTGGTGCAAAATTCATGCCACAATATCGTAGTAAGTATTGGGATGGTAAGATACGTTTGTATTCTCCAGCTACTGGCGAGATATATGGTGGTCTTGTTGATAAAATTGTTTCGTGGGCAAAGAAGTCAGAATATAGTTTAGAATTTGAAAATAATCAGTTTTATGGTGCACCCTTTGAAGAAAATGAAATCATAAGTCGAGAAGGAGTCAAGGACTATATGACTCGTATCTCAAAACATAAACCAAGAAATTACCAGATAGATGCAGTTTATGATGCACTCAGATATAATCGTAAGTTATTAATATCACCTACAGCATCAGGTAAATCACTAATGATCTATGCTGTTGTCAGATACTATGCAGAAAAAAATAAAAAGATACTTTTAGTTGTTCCAACAACATCATTAGTTGAACAGATGTTCAAAGATTTTCAAGACTATGGATGGAACGCAGAAAATTATTGTCATCGAATCTATGCAGGTAAAGAGAAGACAAATGAAAATCCTGTTACAATTACAACTTGGCAATCAATCTATAAATTAAAAAGACCATTCTTCAAAGATTTTGAAGTTGTGATTGGTGATGAAGCACATCTATTTAAATCTAAATCACTCATAAGCATTATGACAAAGATGGATGCTGCCAAATATAGATTTGGATTTACTGGAACTTTAGATGGCACACAGACTCATAAATGGGTCTTAGAAGGATTATTTGGGCCTTCTTATAAAGTTACACAGACAAGAGAACTCATTGATAAAGGTCATCTATCAAAACTTCAAATACACATATTAATCCTGAAACATAAACCAAGAAAGTTTGAAATATATGAAGAAGAACTACAACACATAATCACACATCAGAAGAGAAATAATTTTATTAAGAATCTAGTGTTAGACTTAAAAGGTAACACTCTTGTTCTTTTTAGTCGAGTAGAGACACACGGTCAACCACTTTACGAACTCATAAATAATTCCATACAAAATGACCGCAAGGTATTTTATGTACACGGTGGTGTTGATGCCGAAGAAAGAGAACGGATCAGAGAAATCACTGAGACCGAAAAAAACGCAATCATAGTCGCATCTTATGGAACTTTCTCCACAGGAATTAACATTAAAAATCTTCACAATGTCATTTTTGCTTCTCCCTCTAAGTCAAGAATACGAAATCTTCAGTCGATTGGACGGGTTTTAAGAAAAGGAGACAGCAAGACTCAGGCAGTCCTTTATGACATTGCGGATGATATTACGCATTTGTCACGAAGAAATTACACACTCAATCATCTTATCGAAAGAATTAAAATTTACAACGAGGAAAAATTTAATTACGAAATAGTTCAAATTGACTTAGGAGAGAAATGAAAAAGAAGAAAAAAGAAGAACAACAAGATTTTTTAGCAGTAATTAAATTAGTTTCTGGCGAAGAGATTATTTCAACTGTAACTCCATGCGAAGAAAATGAACGCACTCTTTTATTATTAGATAGTCCAGTGATGTTTGAAAATGTAATGATTCGAAATGGTGGAATGGGAGCAATCAAAGTTATTCCTTGGGTTCAAGCAGCTACTGATACAATACTAATACTTGATATGGACAAAGTAATTACGATGTCTGAAGTATTTGATAAAGAAGTAATTCGTATTTACAACCGTTATTTGACTGATAAAGACCGAGAAACGAATGAATCTATTATAAGTAAAGATATGGGATATCTATCTAGAGTTTCTGATGCCCGTGTTTTTCTAGAGAAACTATATAAAAAGAAGAATAACAATAATAGCTAATATATCTCTTAACCCTTAACAGAGTTATTCTACACATATTTTGTTACGTTGTCAAGTCCTCTTGGCAATTTTTAATAAATTGTGTTATAATTAACATAACTAGCGGAGATCGTATGAAATGCCTAGAACTAGAAAAAGGTCGGAACATTACGTAAACAACAAGGAATTTTTAAATGCAATTGTCATTTATCGTAATCAATGTAAGAGAGCAGAGGAAGCTGGTGAAGACCGACCTCGCATCACAAACTATCTTGGAGAGTGTTTCTTGAAGATAGCAACACATTTATCATATAAACCAAACTTTGTAAACTATATGTTCCGTGAGGATATGATCTGTGATGGTATTGAAAACTGTGTTCAGTATATCAAAAACTTTGATCCAGAAAAATCTTCAAATCCATTTGCTTATTTTACTCAAATTATACACTATGCATTTCTACGTCGTATCCAAAAAGAAAAGCGACAAATGGATATAAGAACTAAAATTATAGAAAAATCAGGATTTGAAGAAGTCATGTCAGCTGATGGAGACTTTAATGCATCTGATTATAATACAATTAAAGAAAACATACAAGCAAAACAATATTCATGAAGGTTGCAATTATTACGGATACACACTTTGGTGCTCGAAAGGGTAGTCAAGTTTTTCATGAATTTTTTCAAAAGTTCTATGATGATATATTCTTCCCCACGCTAGAAGAAAGAGGTATCAAAGCCTGTATTCATATGGGTGATGCATTTGATAATCGAAAGAATATTGATTTCTGGGCATTGAACTGGGCAAGAAAAAATGTTTATGATAACTTTAAAAAGTTAGGAGTTAAAGTATATCAGTTGGTTGGAAACCACGATGTATATTATAAAAACACAAATGAAATCAATTCAATTGAATCTTTACTCGAAGACTATGATAACATAGTCGCTATTTCTTCTCCAGACTCATATAAGATTGGTAAATCAAATTTCTTTATGATTCCTTGGATTTGTCCTGAGAATTATGATGAGACAAAAAGTAAGATTAGTAAAACTAAATCTAAAGTTGCTTTTGGTCATTTAGAAGTTAATGGATTCTCAGCTCATAAAGGATATGTGATGGAACATGGAATGGATAAATCATTCTTTGATAGATTTGAAGCAGTTTATTCTGGACATTTTCATACACCATCAAATGATGGGAAAATTTTCTATCTTGGAAATCCATATCAAATATATTGGAATGATGTAAATGATCGAAGAGGATTTCATATCTTTGATACTGAAACTTTAGAAACTGAATTTGTAGAGAATACTTATACTATTTTTGAGAAAGTTTACTACAATGATACTAATCCAACTCTATTCAATACAACTAAATTTAAAGATAAATTTGTAAAAGTTATTGTTCGTAAGAAAACGAATCAGTTACAGTTTGAAAAGTTTCTTGATAAGATAATTAAAACTGGAGCGATTGATGTCAAGATCGTTGAGAATTTTGGCATTGATGATGAAGAAGTAGATTTTTCAAAAGATGAAGGTGAGGATACATTAACAATTTTGAATAAATATATTGAAGACTCAGATTTTGAATTAAGTAAAGAGATTGTAAAAAATTTAATGAAGGAAGTCTATCAACAAGCTTGCGAACTAGACTAATGTTTATTCTAACCATCTCAGGACAACAAACAGAGGGAGCATATGCTGTCACAGATCCTGATGGTGAAAGAGCATTATACCTTTTTGAGGAGGAAGATGATGCTGAAAGATACGCAGGCTTGCTCGAAGCAGAAGACTATCCAGAGATGACTGTTGTAGAAATTGAAGAAAGGGTTGCAATTTCTGCTTGTTACGAGTATAATTATAGGTATGTGATTATTAAACCTGATGACTTTGTGGTTCCACCAATAGATTATGATAATATTCAAACAGATAAGATGGCGTAACTTTCTTTCTACGGGAAACCATTTTACTGAGATTGATTTTCAAAAAGCACAAACTAACTTAATAGTAGGAACAAACGGAACAGGTAAAAGCACCGTTCTAGATGCTCTTACTTTTTCGCTGTTTAATAAACCTTTTCGTAAAATTACTAAATCTCAGTTAGTTAATGCTGCAAATGAAAAGGATTGTGAAGTTCAAATAGAATTCTCAACACCTAATTATGATTGGAAAATTGTTCGTGGAATTAAACCAAATAGATTTGAGATATGGAAAGATGATGAACTCTTAGATCAAAATTCTGCAGTAAATGATCAACAGAAGTGGCTGGAAGAAAATGTATTGAAGTTAAACTATAAGTCCTTCACACAGATTGTAGTGCTAGGTAGTGCATCTTTTGTTCCTTTTATGCAGTTGAGTGCACCAAACCGCAGAGAGGTCATTGAGGATATCTTAGACATTAAGATATTTTCTTCGATGGGTTTGATATTGAAAGAAAGAGTCAGATCTACGAATGAAAGAATACGAGAACTTACAATCAAAAAAGACTTAACTGAAGAAAAAATAGATATGCAGAAATCATTTATTAGTGATTTAGAGGAAACAGGTCGAAAAGATATTGATAAGAAAAAAGAAAAGTTAAATAAAATATTTGTTGGTATTGGAACTCATCGTCAAATTATTGAACAAACCGATAAAAAATTAAAAGGTATCAATAATAACATGGAATCGTTTGCAAATTCTAACAAAAAGTTACGAAAATTAGGTAACTTAAAAGGTAAATTATCCAATAAAGTATCGAACATTACCAAGGAACATAAGTTCTTCAGTGAAAATGTAACATGCCCTACATGTACCCAAAATATAGAAGACTCGTTTCGGTTAAATAAAATTAACGAGGCAGAATCGAAGGCAAAAGAACTCAAAAAGGGTTACGAAGAACTGGAGTCTGCCATCAAACTTGAAGAAGAGCGAG